AAACGCCTAGCTTCATTGAGTTTTTTTCTTACAGAAGAGGGCAAGCTATTCCTTAAGACAAGCAAGCTTAAAGCTTCTCTAAACCTAAAACAAGTAGAAACAGTAGAAGTTGGAGAGGAAAAAATAGGAGAAGATAAAGAACGAACGAAACCCCGCAAGCCTAAGTCCACCCTTGACTTTCTTAAGAAAAAATACTAAAATTACCCATGCCTAGAGCGAAAAAAGACGTTTCGGGACTTTCCCCAAAAGACCAGATAGAAGCCTATTTAAAGTCCCATTCTGGAGATCATTACAACTTTGAAGAAGAGAGAACTTATTGCGTGTCTAGCGGAAGTTTATTGCTTGACATTGAAATGGGTGGAGGCATCAGACCAGGCATCATTAGAGCCTCTGGTGTTTCAGAGGGTGGAAAAACTTCATGTGCCTTAGCTTTTGCTAAAAATTTTCAAAAAGAAGATAACAGTATGGCTATCTATATCAAAGCTGAAGGTAGGCTATCTAGTGACATGCTTGAACGTGCTGGAATCGATCAAAGCGATGAAAAATGGTTTACTTATAAAAGCAATGTTTATGAATCTGTTATTGATTTTATTAGACACATGGTTCAGAGTAACCCAGAGAACTATAGGTATATGTTTATAATTGACTCTATGGATGCATTAGTTCCTCGTGGAGACCTAGACAAAGGAGCAGATGAGGCGATCAAGGTTGCGGGGGGTTCATTGCTTAGTTCTGATTTTTTAAAGAGAATGGCTTTAGGATTGGCTACTAGAGGACATATATGTTTTATGATCTCGCAAGTACGCACGAAAGTTTCTATCAACCCTTATGAAAAAACAGACCCAAGGCTTACAAATGCTTCTGGAGGCAACGCTTTACTTCACTATAGTGATTGGATTTTAGAATTCCAAGAGAGGTATAACAAAGATGTCATAAGCACCCAACCGAACGGCAAAGGTGATGCGCTTGGGCATTGGTGTAAAGTTGTTTTTAGAAAAACCCCAAATGAAAAAACAGGCGCAATAGTTAAATACCCAATTCGCTACGGAAGAACAAATGGCAAAAGTATTTGGGCTGAGTACGAGGTTGTAGACATGCTCCTTCAGTTTGAAATGGCAGAAGCCAAAGGGGCTTGGGTTACAATATCTGACGAATTAATTAAAGAAGTAAAAGAAAAAACGAAGTTCGAACTCAAAAAACAACATCAAGGCATGGACAATCTTAGAAAATACTTTGAGGAAAACGAGGATATTGGAAAATTTCTTTTTAAGAAGTTTAGGGAAACACTAAAAAAAGCATAATGTTTAATGATTATAAAATTCGTTGGAGCGACGGTAGGGAAGATTCTATTACCCTGTCAGATTCTACGCCACAATCTTTTGCGGTAGGTGGAATTGCGACTGGTGAATTACCAGCATATACATTAGAGAATTTTAAAGCGCAAGACGGCGACATAATGATTGATGTTGGTGGGCATTGTGGGGTAGTTAGCATCTTTTATGCTAAATTTTTTCCTAATCTAAAAATCTACGCTTATGAACCTATGCCAAATAATTTTGAAACCTTCAATCAGAATTTAAAAGCCAACAACGTGTCCAACGTAGAAGTATTTAACTTAGCTGTGACTTCGAATGGTAGAGACGTTACCCTGTGCCAACCAATATCTAATACTGGAGGCGCAAACGTAACAGATTTTCTACGCTCAAACGAAACAAAATACATGAAATTAGCAAAGGCTAAATCCACAACGTTAGATGACATTTTCAAAGAAAACAAAATTGAAAAATGTAAATTATTAAAAATGGACTGCGAGTGTTCTGAGCATGAAATTCTTCACAATTTTAGTTTCGATTACCCCATTGAAAACTTTATAGGGGAATTGCATATCAATGGAACCTTAAGGAGAAAAGGATACTCTATAGAAAAAATTATTGAAATACTTGACGCCAACAACGTAAAACACAAAACTGGAGCAATAGAAGTTGCCGATTCCGTAGAGGATGATGGTAGGATTATTTCTTATGATTACGGGTTAATGGGACAGCTTTGATGTGTAAATGAATTTATGGGAGCGTACTGGATTCGATTTAGGGTCTTACGCTAAATTGCAAGCAGAGGATGATGGTTGGCCTCTTTAAACACCCATTAAAAACACACATGCCAATGATAACATTGACATGGAGATGGCTCCTTCGGTAGCCGAGGCTGACGAGATTCTCGCTCAGTTCGGTTACGTTGAGGAGGAAGCCCTCCAAATGGCGGCATAGTCCCGCCACGTCCTACTCTGGATGCTCGTTAAAGATGTAGGGCGACGACAGCGAGCAAAACACTGGTTGAGTCTGGTTGAGTCTCCAGTAGTTTAAAAAAAGATAGACCAAACTTTACGTGAAGTTGTCGGTGACAGACACGTATCGCAAATAAACCGACTAAGCTTGTAGCACATTTGAGCCGATGGTTCTAAAGACGCGGGTTCAACTCCCGCCGCTTCCACCAATTTTAATGAAATTGCTTGATATACATGGCAGACCCAGAAGCAGAACGGTCACAAAGTTTAAAGTAGATTGGAATAAAAAGTCCCGATCTAAACTCCAATTTAACGTAAAGCAATTTTTTAAACCCTATTGGGGGGGTCACATTGTGTACGAAGAGTTTCCAGTGTATGGGACAAGACTCAAAGTAGATATCCTCAATGCTACTAAGAAAATCGCTATAGAAGTTCAAGGGCAGCAGCACGAGTCTTTTAACAAGTTTTTTCACGATAATTCGAGGGCAAAATACCTAGACTCAATCAAGAGAGACGCTCAAAAAGCGGCTTGGTTAGAATCTAATGGTTTTGTAATTATGTATATTTACGAAAAGGATGTTCCAAATTTATCTTTGTCATTCTTTAGGGAGACTTATGGGCTATCTATTGTGTAAAAATAAATAAGATGTCGAACAAGAAGCCCTTTGAAATACCGAAGCCTGTGTTGCGACAAATCAATGATTGCGCGAATGGCGGATTTATCTTATTTGCGTTTAATGAAAACAACATGCCTTCTGTTTCTAGTCACTTCAAAGACCCAGCAAAAGCCTTAGCCCTACAACAGTATATAAACAACTGGGTATTAGCGGTTGAAGCGATAAATCTCGAAGTAACCGTTGACATTATGAAGGAGGAGCTTGAAATCGATGATTCTGAAGAGGAAATTAGCGAAGAAGGCGAAGACCCCGAAGATTCTGAAGAAGACGAAGAATAGGTCTTGACTAAACTTCAAGATAGTGTTAACCTCGTTGCATGAGTGACATTTATTCATTACAGATTGAACGTCACGTTTTAGGAGGATTAATCAAATATCCAGATTTATTCGCAGAAATAGATGGTTTTGTAATTGAAAAAGATTTCTACAACGACGTTCACTACACAATATACAACGTAATCAAATCCTGCTCGTATTCCAATGAGCAAATAGACAAGGTTCTTCTCGCAACAAAAATCAAAGAGTTGGGGGTATCGTTTAAAGATGATATTAACATCTATGACTACATAGAAAACCTTGCTTTCACCCAAATCACAAAAGACGCGACAATCAAAGCGTGTCAAGAGCTTATTAAATACAGGATTCGAAGGGAAATTGAAACAACAGCTAATAAACTTAAATCTGAAATAAAATCAAACGGAGATAAATCAATCGACGACATAGTTGCGTCTTGCGATTCCATTTACAATGATAAGATTTCATCATATTCAGATAGCGATAAGCCAGAAAGAATCACCGATGGCTTAGTAGAATTAGTAGAAGATTCTGGAAATAACCCAGACGACGAAAGCGGATTCTCTGCCCCATACCCAGAATTTAACAGGCTTTATGGAGGCTTCAAGAGTGGGCATGTTTATGCTATTGCTAGCAGACCGGGCGAAGGCAAAACTACTTGGCTCAATGACATCTGTTTTAAATCAGCGGCGAAGAATAACGTAAAAGCCCTAGTGCTCGACACGGAAATGACAACGCTAGAAATTAAATGGAGAATTGTTTCCTCTTTGACTGGTGTGCCGACTTGGTATCTTGAAACTGGCAACTGGAGAAAGACTCCAGAATATTACGAAAAAGTTAGAGCAGCAGAAGAACTGTTAAAGAAAAATAATGACTATTTTCATTATCACGTAAGCAATAAGAACATTGACCAAATATGCTCTTTAATTCGTAGGTGGTATTACAATGAAGTAGGCAGAGGCAACAAGTGTTTAATCGTTTATGATTACGTTAAGCTTACTGGAGAAAAAGTAGGGCAAAATTGGGCAGAGTATCAAGCTATTGGAGAGAAAATCAGTCGATTAAAAGAGATCGCTGAAGAAGTAAACGCTCCGTTGCTCACCGCTATGCAACTCAATAGAACAGGAGAGAACAGAAACCGCACGGGAGCAAGCTTGGTTGATGATAGTTCTGCTATTTCCCTGTCAGATAGACTCCAATGGTATGCTGCATTTACAGCTATTTTCAGACGCAAAACGCTAGATGAAATCGCTTTAGATGGAGAAGACTTTGGAACACACAAGCTAATTCCGCTAAAGACAAGGTTTCAAGGTAAAGACGCTATGGGGCATCAAGACTTCTTACGAAGAAGATTCCCTGACGGTTCTGAAAGGTATGTCATGAATTACCTTAATTTTTCTGTTGAAAATTTTAACATAGAGGAGTGTGGTTCTTTACATCACATATGTGAACGAGCGAGAGAAACCTACGAGCTTAATGATAGACGTAGGAATGATGGTGAGTCTGTATTATGAGCGTTAATATTAAAGATATGCTGTACGAACTTGGCTACTCCAACATACAGGAGAACGCCAAGGAGTACAGAGCTAGACCTATATACAGAGAGTCTGACAACAATACCGTCTTACGCATAAACAAACACAATGGTAGATTCGTTGATTTTGCTAGGAACGTTAGTGGTAGCTTTGAAGATTTAGTCCAAATATCTTTGAATTTAAAATCTATCAACGAAGCAAAAACTTGGGTTGGAAATCATGGCGGGATTAGTTCTGATTCAATACAAGCAAAACCCGAACTCAAAGAACAAAAAACATTTTCCAAATCTGTATTGGCCAAATTATCTCCAGAGCATGATTATTGGATAGACAGAGGGATAAGTGAATATACAGTTTCTGAGTTTAAAGGGGGTATAGTCAGAGAAGGAAAAATGGCAAATCGATATGTATTCCCCATCTTTAATGCAAAGGAAGACTTGGTGGGTGTTGCGGGTAGAGACTTACACAATAACACCAATAGGCCAAAGTGGAAGCTGATTGGAGACAAGTTCCAATGGAAATATCCACTCTTTTTAAATTATGAAATAATTAAAGAGAAAAAAGAAGTTGTCATCGTCGAAAGCATAGGCGACATGCTTGCGTTATGGGATATCAATGTCAAAAACATTGTTGTATCTTTTGGGCTAGATATTCCTACGGCCCTTTTAAACCTATTCCTCAGATATGACCTAGAAAGGTTGGTGGTTTCATTTAACAATGACTCGCAAGACAATAACGCAGGAAATATGGCAAGCGAAAAAGCCAAAAAAAAATTACTAAATTACTTTGATCCTCACCAAGTTCAGGTTATATTGCCTGACAAGAACGACTTCGGGGAGATGAACAAGGAGGAATTATTATTATGGGCGAAAACAAACAATATCTATCAGCCTCTAGAATCAAGACGCTAGAAAATTGCTCTTGGTTATACTGGTGTAAATATCACCTTAAGCTGCCAGACAGCACGAATGATGGAGCCATCAGAGGCTCTATCTGTCACCTTATTTTTGAATGCTTGCTAGAAGAACGCAGAAAGCCTTTGTTTGATACAATTATGAAGGCCAACGATTTGGAGTCGAGCCCTTCTATTATCAGGTTAGTCAACAAGCACCTAACCAGAGAGGGCGCTCATACCCAAGAGAACTACGACATGATCAAGAAGATGGTTCTTGTTGGCCTTAAAAATGATTTTTACTGCAAAGGGAAAGCTCTTGGAATAGCAGAGCAAAAGTTTGATATAGTAAGTGAAAATCCGCCTTACAGAATTCTTGGCTTTATAGACAAACACGCCATTGACAAAAAGGAAGGCGCTGTAAGTATCATTGATTATAAATCAAGCAAAAGCAAATTCAGAGGGGAAGAGCTAGATTCAAACCCTCAAGCCATGATGTATTCTTTGGCCGCGAAAACCCTTTGGCCAAAAGTTAAAAAGCGTTTAGTCCAGTTTCTTTTCTTAAGATTTCCTCGTCAACCAGTTCAAGAGCTTGAATTTACAGATGATCAACTTCGTGGATTTGAATATTATCTGTCTCATATTTATGAGCAAATAAACAATTTTACAGAAGAGCTTGCGAAATCAAATTACGCAAAAGATAACCCTAAAGTTCATTGGCTCTGTGGGCCAGCTAAAAGTGGGTGGATTTGCCCGTATCAAAAACCCTTTGACTATTACGTTTTGCTTGACAAAGATTCAAGAATACTTCAAACTGCATATGAAGAAGATGACCTTCCCAAAAAGAAAAAAGGTCAAACCATAGAAATAAGAAAGTATGAAGGATGCCCAAGGTTCTACTCCTCAAACGCGGAAAAAAACCCTAACGACCCATTTGACTGGTAATGACGCCACTTTTTAAATCTCATTATTCTATTGGTAAGTCGATACTTACGTTAGAAGAGGAAGGCTCGTCTATGAAAAACGGGCCTCAATCAATTATTGATTTATGCAAGGAAGCTGGCATTAAAGATTTATATTTAGTAGAAGATTCAATGAGCGGCTTTTTACAAGGATATATTAATTCAAAAGAATCGAAGTTAAACTTTCGATTTGGATTGAGGTTGAACGTGTGCGGCGATCTAAAAGAAAAAAACGAAGACTCACTCAACAAGACATCCAAGGTTGTTATATTCGCTAATAATCAAAAAGGGTATAAGCGGCTTATTAAAATTTCCACACAAGCTTCTCAAGAAGGGTTTTATTATCAACCGCGTACTGATTATAAAGCCTTAGCAAAACATTGGAATGATAAAGATTTAACTTTAGCTGTACCATTTTACGATTCGTTTTTGCATAGGAATGCGCTTCATGGAGCGGTCTGCGTTCCTGACTTTGGATTTGCTAAAAATTTAGTTTTTTTTGAAGAGGAAAATGATATACCTTTTAACTTTCTGATTAAAAACCATTTGAAAGAGTATGTTAATGGTACTCATGAAACACTGAAGGTAAAGAGTATTTTCTACCCCAAAAAAGAAGACTTTAAAGCGTATCTGACATTCAGATGCATAAACAAAAGAACAACCTTAGATAAGCCAAACTTAGAGCACATGACGAGTAATGAGTTTTGCTTGGAAAGTTGGAGTGAAGCAAATGCTAGTTAAAGTAACAAATAAACACGGCGGGAAAGGGCGTCAACGAAAAGACCGAGAGGATCGCACTCTTGGATACAGGTCTTGGAGGCTTGAACAAGCTAGGGGGCTGTATACTACTGACGTAGACCAAGTTGAATGGAGAGCTATTGGGGGTAAATTAGTGCCAGTAGCAATTTTAGAACTAACTAGGGTAGATGGAGACAGACGGCCTGTTCAAAAGTACTTCGATGCTATTATTGATAGGTTTACAAACAGGGACTCCCAAAAGCAAACCATTACATATGTAGCCGATAAGTTAAATGTAAATGCTTTTATAGTCGCTTACCTCCAAAACCTTTCTCAATTTTACGTATACAATCTATCCGAAGGCGACGGATGGAAGTTTTATTCAAAATCAGAATACAAGACTTGGCTCTCTTCTTTAGGGGCAGAGCTTATAACTACCGAAGAAACCGAAGACCCATTCGAACTATGAACATGGACGCAGGAAAACCTAAAATTGTAAAGAAAGCTTGGGGGCAAGAACTCTGGATGGCTAATAACCAAGCTGAAAATTATTGTGGTAAAATTTTAACCATCGACAAAGGCTATAAGTCCTCGATGCATTTTCATCTTAGCAAACACGAAACATTTTATGTTTTGAAAGGTAGCCTTGCGGTTCATCTATTTAACCTTAGTGAAGGCGAACCTTTGGAAACCGTTGTTGTTAACGAGGGGGAAACTTACGAGCTTGACAGGGTGACGGCCCATCAGCTAGAAGCTCTTGAGCAATTAGAACTGATAGAAATAAGCACCTTCCACAGAGACGAAGATAGCTATAGGATACATAGGTAATGGACGAACATCTACTCAGATTCGATAAAGAAAAAACTTTCGTATTCATCGACTGCGAAACCCTCAACCTTTGCTTGAATTCTTGCCATAATCTGCCTTGGCAGATCGCTATGATTAAAGTAAAAGGAGGCAAAAAAGTTGCGGAGAAAGACATTTACATAAAATGGGATACAGATTTAAAAATTAGCGAAGGCGCTGCTAGAATTACGAGATACAGCCAGAAGACCGTTGATTCGCTAGGTATAGCCCCAGAAGAAGCCTTTCCAACTATAGAAGACTGGCTGGACAACGCAGACTATATTGTTGGTCATAACATTATAGGCTTCGATGTTTATTTAATTAAGGATTATTACAAATTACTTGGCAAATCTTCAGAGCATCTTTACCCCAAAATGATTGACACGAGCGCTATAGCGAGAGGGGTTAAAATGGGCATACCCTTTAAGAATGGAGACTCTCTGGCGGAATACCAATACATAGCTTATCACAGAAAGCAAAAAGGAATAAAAACAAACATGACTTCCTTGGGTAAAGAATTTGACATAGACCATGACTACGCTAATCTTCATAATGCCTTAATCGACTTAGGGCTTAATGTTAAAATTTGGGAAAAACTTAAATGGCAAATCGATCTTTAACATTCGAAAAAAAATTCAAAGACTATGATCTTGATATACACGGCGTAAGACTGCCTCAATTCGAGATTGATAACACCTACAAGCACAGGCTTCATGTAAGTGAGGACTGTAACAATTTTGATTTTTTACGCAAGCTGTGCCTCACAGGCTTTAACCAATTAAACGTCGAGAAAGATTCTGAGCTTTACAACAAATACGTAGAAAGAGCTAAATATGAATTAAACACCCTCAAAGAACTCGGTTTTATTGACTATACTTTATTGGTATGGGATGTGATCAATTTCTGTAAAGAAAACGATATCCCAACTGGACTAGGGCGTGGGTCTGCCGCCGGGAGCTTGGTGTTATTTTTGATTGGGGTAACGGGCGTTGACCCGATTAGACACGATTTATATTTTGAGAGATTCGTTTCAAAAATTCGTGCTAAAAAAACAGTTGTCGATGGGGTAACGTACCTTGATGGGTCTTTGATGTGCGATGTAGATTTAGACATTTGCTACTATAGGCGACAAGAGGTAATTCAATATCTAGAAAATAAATTCAAAGGCAAAACCGCTAAGATTATTACCATGAACACGCTCAGTGGTAAACTGCTGATAAAAGAATGCGGTAAAATTGTTGCTGAGAAAAACGAAACCGAAATGAATGGGGTATCAGCGCTTATACCTAAAACATTTGGGCAAGTTATGGACATCGAAGAGGCTTATAAAGAAGAAGATAAGTTTCGTGATTGGTGTGATGATAATAAAACAGCTTATAAGGTAGCGCTTAAGCTTCGCGGTCTAATCAAAAACAAAGGGGTACACCCTTCTGCCATCTCCCTTTCTTACGAGAAGATGGAGGATTCTTGCCCAGCAGAATTAACTTCAGCGAAAGACTCTTCAGTGTCTTCGTATGATATGAATTGGATTTCTATTTTTAATGTTAAACTTGATTTGTTAGGGCTTCGCAGCGTCTCTGTTGTAGATGACGTATGTAAACAGGTTGGGCTAAGTTTGAATGAAATAGACTTGAATGACCCATTGATTTACAGGCAGCTTCAAGACTTAAAAACGCCTCACGGGTGTTTTCAGATTGAAGCCGATACAAATTACAAAGTTTGCCAAAAAGTCATGCCAAAAAACATCGAAGAATTAAGTGCGGTTCTTGCTTTAGCTAGGCCGGGCGCGATGCAATTCGTCGATCAATATGCTTTGTACGTAAATAGTGATACATACGAACCTATCCATCCGTTCTTTGATGATACCTTAAAAGAAACGGGTGGCGTAGCTCTTTACCAAGAGCAGCTAATGAAAATGGCTAATAAAGTCGGGTTCACCCTCGATGAAGCTGAAATTTTACGCAGGATTGTTGGCAAGAAAAAGAGGGCGGAAGTTAAAAAGTGGAAAAACAAAATTTCAGATAAAATCAAAGAGAATAAACTAGACCCAGAAATTGGCGATATCCTCTGGCAAATTCTGGAAGATTCAGCTAATTATTCTTTTAATAAGTCTCACAGTATGAGCTATGCCGCTTTAGCTGCTGCGACAGTTTACCTTAAATTTAAATATCCACAACAATTTTTCTTAAGCTTATTGAAGATGACTCGTCATGAGCCCGACCCAATTAGTGAAATTGCTAAAATTCATACGGAGATGAGCGAGTTTGACATAAAACTTTTACCACCTCATCTTACCCGTTCTGAAATGGACTTTAGTATCGAAGGTGATGATATTCGATTTGGTCTTTTATCCATTAAAGGTATTTCTGAAAAGTCAATTGAAAAAATAAATAACTTTAAAAATACTTATTCTGATAAGTTCGAAGTATTTATGGCCGCTAAAGAATCCAAGTTGAACATAGGTGTGCTTTCTGCTCTTATCCAAGCTGGGGCTTTAGAAGGGTTTAAGCAGTCACGCAGCAAAGTCGTACTAGAGGCCCAACTGTGGAACCTTTTGACGGATAGGGAACGCAGATACGTTATGAACTTTGCAAAGCAAATGGATTATGATTTAGTTGAAATCCTCAAGTTCTTGATGAAGTTCAAAGACGAAAAGGGGAAAGTTATAATCAAAGACTCTAGGTACGAAACAATAAAAAAGAAATATAAACCATATTTGGACATATATATACTTAATAGTAAATCTGAAAGCTTTGCGAATTGGTATTACGAAAAAATGCTTTTAGGTTATACTTACAACAAATCCTTGAAAGACATCTTCTCCCAAAGACGAGAAGACCTTTCTTCGATTAGGGAAATTGGAGAAATGCCATTTAGGTCTAGGGCTATTTTTGTAGGACGGATAGAAGACACTTACAAAGGAAAATCAAAAAACGGCAATAAGTATTTCAAAGCGGTTATCTCTGATGAAACAGGGCTTTTGCCCACCCTCATTTTTAAGGATAAAATGGATGAGTGCGAAAGCCTAAACGGCGGGTTCCCCAAGAAAACTAATATTGTAATTGTAAAAGGGCAAAAATTTGAAGACGCTATATTTGCTGATATGATTAGCGTTCAAGATACGAAGGTTTTTACCAAGCTTTCTGAATTGAAGGCAATTAAAAGTTGACACACAACCAAGATTGAAGTAATATAATAAACATGATTCAGTTCTACAAACTTAATTCGAAGGTGAGTGGTGGGGCTTGTAGCTTCTACCTCAATAAGTCTGACGGGTCATTTTTTGGCACAATGGTCAAGCAAGCCTCGTGGGACGAAAAAAGACGCAAGGGCAGCGTAAACAAGGACAGCCAAATCACAGTAAAATATAGTCCACAAGAAATTTCAGATATTATTTTTGCTATCGAAAACAAAAAGGACTTCAGCGCTTATCATTCTTCAACAAACGTAACTAAAGTTGGTTTTTCTTACGCGGAAAGTGGAGATAAATCTGGTTTCCATTACAACATTACCCAAGAGCCAAAAGAAGATTCAACTCAAAAAAAGTCCATCAGGGTTTCGCTTTATTACAATGAAGCTTTTTACCTCAAAAAGCATCTTGAATATTTGCTTAACGAATACTTTGCGTCCGAAGATGCAAAATACGAAGCTCGGCAAGCAGAGTATCAAGCAAAACAACAAAGTAAACAGCAATCGAATGCTCCTGCTCAAGAAAAAGCAGACGAAGAAGACCCTTGGTAAATGAGTAAAAAGAAAATTCTCTTTCAAAGCGACTTTTCGCTTGGTAAAACTGGATTTGGCAGAAACGCAAGAGCCTTGCTTAAGTATCTGTACGAAACAGATAAATATGAAATCGTTCATTACTGCTGCGGCACTCCTTATTCCGAACCTTTTTTAAAAAAGACCCCTTGGAAATCTATAGGGTGTTTGCCTGACGATCCAAGGGAACGAGAAATGCTAAATAAAGACCCTCACATGTCTAAGAGGGCTTCTTATGGTGAGTATTACCTTGATAAAGTCATAAAAGAAGAGAAGCCAGATGTATATATGGCTGTTCAGGATATTTGGGGCGTAGATTTTTCTATAAAAAAGCCTTGGTTTAACAAGATCAATTCAATAATTTGGACAACGTTAGACTCTTTACCAATTCTACCAACAGCAGTAGAAGCCGCAAAGAAAGTAAAACACTATTGGATATGGAGCAGTTTTGCTACAGACGTTTTAAATGAAATGGGTCATGATCACGTTCGCACGGTTCACGGTATTGTTGATCCAAAACTATTTAAAAGGTTAAGTGATAAACGACGCAAACAACTTAGGGAAGAAAACCAAATAGACGAAAACGAATATGTAGTTGGTTTTGTATTTCGTAACCAGTTGAGGAAAAGTGTTCCAAATTTATTAGAAGGTTTCAAAAAATGGAAAAACAGGAATAGAGACGCAAACGGAAAGCTTCTTCTCCATACGCATTTTGGAGAAGGTTGGAACATAATGAAGTTGGCTGACGAGTATAACGTTGATAAGTCAGATATATTAACGACCTACGTTTGTAAAAATTGTCATAAATATTCAGTCGCTCCATTCGAAGGAGAAGAAAAGGACTGCCCTCACTGCAAAGCTCAAAAATCGATGGGAACAACGAGCGTTGGCTATGGAGTAACGGAAGAACAGCTTAATGAAATATACAACCTTATGGATGTTTATTGTCACCCATTTACGTCTGGAGGTCAAGAAATTCCCATCCAAGAAGCAAAGCTTACAGAATTAGTTACGCTCGTCACTGATTATTCTTGCGGAGCAGAAATGTGCAAAGACGAAGCTTGTTCTTTGTCATTAGATTGGTCAGAGTATAGAGAGCACGGCACAGAATTTATTAAAGCCTCCACTAATCCAAATTCCATAGCGAAGCAGCTTGAAAAGGTTTACAAAATGAAACCCAATAAAAAAGCTGACATGGGAAGAAAAGCGAGAGATTGGGTTGTCAACAATTTTTCACCAAAAGTTGTAGGTGGGTTCATTGAAAACTATATAGATAATTTACCTAAAATTAATTTTGACTTTTCTTTTGAACGGGGCGATCAAAACCCAAATTATGTTATGCCTCAGATAGAAGATGACGAAGAATGGATTCTTCACTTATATCATAATATATTAAATGAGCCTGATATTGATAAAGATGATGATGGTTTTAAATATTGGAAGCGAGAAATAAAAGACAAGAGAACCCCCAGAGAGCATATTGAGAGTTACTTTAGACAAGTCGCTGCGAACTCTAGCGAGAAGGATGTAATGACCAACTTCGAAAGTCTTTTGGGTGAAGATGATGCTGGAAAAAGAATAATTTATGTAATGCCCGAAAGCGCGGAAGACGTATTTTTATCGACTTCATTATTTGAGTCTATAAAAGACCTGTATCCAGAACATAATCTTTATGTGGCTACGCAACCACGGTATTTTCCTATACTTAGCGCTAACCCTCATGTATACAAAACGCTTCCGTATTCTAAGCAAATGGAATCTTTTTCGTTTTTAGAAGGAAGTGGAGAAGACATGGGCTATTTCGAAATAGCTTTTATGCCTTTCGTAAATACCCAAAGGCATCCGTGTTATTCCCACAACGGGAAAGACAAGTTAGGCTTACAACTTAAAAATTAAAAATGCCTCACATACTAGAAACATACGCATTGAACTGCGGCGTTAAGATTAATAAGCCGTTTATATACGAACAATATTACCCCGTAGGAGTAGAAAAATATATAACCCTCCACTCAAGCTCAGAAAGCCAATCAAAACAGTACGACTATTGGGATGAAGTAGTTGACTATATTAAATCGCCCCTCTCCAAAGAAGGGATAGGCATTGTACAAATTGGAGAAGCGTCTGATAGGGGGATTAGAAACTGCACTTGGACACAAGGAACAGCGTCTTTTAACCAAACGCCGTTCATTTTGAAAAACTCAATGCTACATGTGGGGGTTAACAACTACGAATCTTCTATAGCTTCTCACTATGGGGTAAAAATGGTGGTTCTTTGTCCGAATCAATATGCTGCATCTTCGGGGCCATATTGGTCTAACGAAGAAAACGCTAAAGTTTTTGAATCGGTTAGTGAAGATAGAAAGCCGTCTTTTTCTGTCGTGGAAAATCCAAAAACTATCAATGAAATTTATCCAGAAAAAATAGCCCAAAGTATCCTCGATCTTTTAGGCATTGATTATAAAATTCCTTATCAAACCGTATTCATTGGGGATAATTATTCTTCTATGAATATACAGACAGTTCCTTCTTCCCCAGCGCAAACAAGCTCTGAAGTAACATTGATCGTCCGTATGGACTTAGAATTTAACGAACAAGTTCTAGCTCACCAAGCTTCATTGGGTAAATGCGGGATTGTTACAGAAAAGCCAATCGATACAGATTTGCTATCTTACATAAAACCAAATATAGAAAATTTAATTTATATTCTGGATGAAAACGAAGACTTGAATTTTGTTAAGTTTTTGCATGAAAACGGGATCAAGCACGCATTGATGACGGATATGGAAGGAGAAAAGCTTGACAAAATGAAACTTAAATATCTTGATTACGGATTCATTTTCCAAAGGAGAACCTCTGATAAAGACATGGACAAAATCAAAGAAGTCCCAATGGATTTTCTTCACTTTAAAACAAGAAAAAAAATCTTTCAAGATGGCAATGTCTACAATAGCGTTTTCGACCTAAAAAGAGATAAAAAAGCTTCAGACATTAATGATTTTTCATTTTCAAAAGTTGAAGATGCTGATGATTTCTGGGAGAGCTTAGAAGACTATTACATCGTAAAAAAGTTTGACTAATTTCCAAGGATTCATTAGACTAAAGATATGAGTGACAATAAAAAAGCGGCGACAAAACCATCGTTGATCAAAAGAGACAGCAATGGATTAATTGTTCAACCTAAAGTTAAATACCTTTTCAATGAAGACGGTATGATTGATTGGCGAAAAATGGTCAGAGCAGAACACTTGGTGTCGAACAGGCAAAGGACTCAAGAATCAGACGTGTCGCTATTGGAAGATAAAGACCTCCTTATTCTTCTAGCTGGAATTAAAGAGCTATCTCAAGTTCGTGGTTATTCTTCTGTGTCTTACGATGTGAAATCTCCATCTAGAGATTACGTTGTCGCGTCATGCACAATCGATTGGATTCCAAACTTCGAAACAGAAGGGAGAGAGATTTCTTTCTCTGCTATAGGAGACGCTTCTCCAGCTAATACAAATAGCTTCGCCACAGATTACCTTGGGCCGATTGCAGAAAATAGAGCTTTCGTAAGGTGTGTGAGAAATTTTCTAAGGATCAATGTTGTTGGTCAAGACGAAATTGGTAGCCCTAAAGCGATGAGCCAAGGAAGTCAGACTTCAGTTAATAGTGGAGACTTTAACCCAAAGTCTCATTTATCAAGCTTAATGAAAAGCAAAGGGATTACCTTTGACCGACTAAAGTCGAAACTGGTAAACGAAAAATACGAAAAAGCAGAAGAAGTAGAGTGTATCGAAGATATACCCAACGTCAAAGTCTTTGAGCTTATCGAAAGGATTAACAAGGCTAAAGCTTAATTCTTAGGCAGCTTGTCTTTAACCGATTGGATATAGGAAGTAAGATTTTCTAATTTTTCTGGTCTGCCCATATGAAATTCAGTAATCGCTTCGAATTGTTTTTCTATAGGCCAATTTGCCAATATTTCGGATTGACGTTCTTTTTGTATTTCTACATTGTCAATTTCGGATTTTTGATTGTTCCACTTTTCTTCCAGTTCTTCTAACGTGGGCTTGGGCGCGTCATTAGAATCTCCCCAATGTAAGCTGTCGTAATCATTGTTTCCAATAACCCATTCGTATTCTTTATAAAAAGTTTCTAGTACTTTTAAAATATCCATAATAATCCTTAAATAACATGTTGGGCTGTTTCTTTTTCTATTTCTGATATGGCCATAAACGAAGACGTTTTGCCGTAATAGGGAAAAAGACTACTTGGGCCTCTATTCATATATATAGAAGGGTATGAGGTGTGTGTTTTGCCAACCCTGATCCTCCATGTGTGATCTACTACATCGCCCACTGAGTCTACTAAATATGTTAGACGAGCCACTTGTCCCATATCGGCTCCTAGAAGTTGGTAGTTCCAAACTTTTTGCGGGATTTGCTCGTCATCTTTAAATAGGGCTATTACGGCTGCTCCCCAAAAGTCCGATTGCAGACTTAATTCACAGGTTATTTCAAATACATTATGAGGATGCTCCGCTTTGGTTTTTATTTGCATAACCTCGAACCCCTGAGTTTGACTTGGCGTGTCATTAATCGTGGAGTTAATTCCATATCTGTCGTTTATTTGTTTATAAGCGTATTTAATGAATCTTCTTTGAGAATTAAATGCCACAGGGGTGGATGAAGACGCAACTATATACGGATGAAAGCAACACAATTCTGATTTTCCAACTTCGTTTCTTGCTATTACCTTATGCGGACCCAAGGTTCCATCTAACAAAGGCACTACGCCCGTAATCTGCGTATCTGAAACAACGCTAAAATTAGCTGGGTATTCGTCTTGGAACATGCTCATAAATGACATGCCAGTTACATCAGATAAGTTTTGCCCGTTGATAGAAAATGTTATGCCATTATAGCCAGCTTCTGGGGTTATCCCCGAAGCTTGAGGCGAATTAATAAATGTAATTGTATTGGACATGTTATGATTTTAATAGTTCTATTGTTCCAGATTTAGCAGAGAATACAAAATTTTCTAAATCAATTTTGACAGTGTTCATTACTTCGTATCCATTTGATACTTGCCCAGTTTGGACAAGATTAACTTTTGAATGTAATTGGTTGTTCGATTTCTCGAATTGACTTATGGGAATAATTGAACTTTCACTGTTGTTGTAAAGCTTTGCTCCCGTAGCAGTAGTAAAGTATTGCCCAGATATCGTTATTTCATCGTCCCTATTTGTTCTTGGCTTGTCTATGCCTAAAATTATTGGTTGCTTAGAGGTTAGATTCACATGCTCGCCAGTGATTTCGTTTATATTTAGCAGTGCGTTTTTGCCAGATAGTTCATTTAAGTAGTCATTAATATTTTTTGAATTAATTTCCTGAGAAGGTATCAAAAATGGATTGCCGCTTCCCACTAATGTGGAATTTATTATTGCAGATATTTTAGTTACCCCAGTTTCCAAGGAGTCTAAAAGCGAGGAGTTATTTACCGAAATGTCTCCAAAATAATTAAATGAAGTATCTGAATCTAAAGACGAATTGCTTACAAAATAAAAACCATTATTTCCAGAATCTAAAATGTTAGTACCAGTAAAGCCAATCGTATGAACCATTTCGGTAGCGTTTATTGCTTCTATCTGTATTTGATTTCCAACAACCCAATTACTCGAATCAATGCTTGATATTGTAGGCAATGGATAGAAATTATTATTTGAAGTATGTATCCCGCTAACATTACCAGAGTAACCGCTGGAAATCAAACCCCCCTCGATCACGCCCCGTGGAACAGAAATATCTACATAAGTTTCCCCAGTGTTCACGATAGGGGCTTCTACATAATTGTTTTGCCCTTTTGGATACCCGTTGAATAAAATTTTTGCACCGTATAAATTTATACCACTTACTCTTAGGTTTTTACCATACGTAGCGGAAGCGGTTTCTATATTCGTGATGTATGTTGAATTGATAATTAAATTATCAGTTGTTTCGTATTCTTCAAAAACAGTTTGTATATATTCTCCTTGAGAAAAATATCCGCTTTGTTTTTGGAGCTTAATTGGTTTATTGCTTAACGCGCCAACTGGAACCACAAAAGAAAGGCCAGAGCTACCAAGTTTAGTAAGATTATCTACATTTATAAAACCGTTTATCCCTGAAACAACAACTCTGTTGACTTTATGCAGGGCTTTGCCGTTCGAAAGCGTAAGTAAATCTCCATAACCCAACCCGCTTGGGTTACGCACCTCAGCATAAATAGGAGGCTCTTCAACGCTTACGGCTCCTTCAGTTTCTCCTATTTCGGTTGAGAGCTCTATAACGTTGTTTCCAGTGGGTAAGTCTTGTGGGACTTTTGCTATTATTTTTCTTTCGTTTTCTACAAAAAATTCAGATACTCCGCTTCCTCCTATTTTAATAGATTTTGTATCCAAAAAATAATTTCCTTTAATTGATATTTCTTCTCCCCAGCGTTGGGATTGAGGATATACCCCGCTCACTACTGGTTTACCGATGAATTTATAATATAAGCTTGGGGTAAATTGATCAACTCCGTTATCTATAGTAAGTAAGTATTTGTCACTTAGACCGCTGGGTATTCTAATTTGAACCTGAGAGTTTGATTCGTTAAATGAATTTAAATTAATTTCTGCTTCTTGGCCAGACACTCCAGAACCAAAATACAAAATAGTATCAGAACCAGAGTAAATGTTTTCTCCAGTTATAGTAGCGTACCTATCTTCGTATGTTTTATGCATATTTTTCAGTTGTTAATGTCCCGCTCCCTAATGTATATCCAGAGTTAGTTAAAAACGCCCCACTCCCATAAGACAGAACGTAATTCCCAGAGCCAAAATGCCCGCTCCAACAATGTTTATTGTTTTGGGTAAATTGTTTTGTTCCAAATATTTCAATATTATTCTTAACTTTTTCGCAGTTCACTGACAGGCTAGTTTCAAAGCCAGAGCAATTTTTGCTTAAAGAACCTTCTATGTTATGTACAGCGCCAGATACAACTGCTATGTTTGTGTCTAAGTCGTGACGGGTTAGGTTTTTGTTTATGTTTACTTGCAAATCTGTATCTGGGCATTCTGTGCCCGCTTCAATAACGGTTTTATTTCCGCTTATCTCTGGTTCGTAAGTAACAAAGTGCCTCTTATCCGAAAACCCAGTAGCTCGTGAAGCATAATAATTAGAATCTTGCCATGTTTCTATTTGGCTAAATGATATATTAACATTATTAACATTCATAGTGGAGCTTGTTTCGTTTATGTCGTTTACGCAAACCCCGCTGCTATAAAAAATATTCATTAAGCTTTGAGCTCTAGATACAGAATCCCCCGAAGTGGCCCCAGTTCCGACAAGAGCACACATGTCGAAAGAGCCAGTTTCTACGCCTGTTGTATATGTATACGAAAGTGTTTGGTGAGAGCCAAAAGAATCGTCGGCAAAATTGTCAGCAAGAGCAATCAAGCCAGAAAGCTCTCCTGACATTGTGGTGTCTAGCGTGCAAGAAGCCTGATACCCAGTAAAATAAAAATTTTGTACACAGCCAGAGTCGAGTATAAAATGAGCTATCTGATTATCGCAACAACCACTACCGCTTTGATTAATTGGTACTCTTCCAGATATTGGTCCATCTTTAATATTTCCATAGACTAAAACGTCAACATAATCACCGCTGTTTCCAGAGTCGCTAAAACACGCATGAATTGCTCCTTCTATTGGGAACTGGTTTGCGTTTTGGGTAAATTCTGCATTTACATAATAAGCATAGCCTTCTGTTCCGCCGCAGTTTACATCATCTCCCGACCAATACAAATAAGAGCTAGAGCTTTGGTTAGAGCAACCAAATCCACCAACACCGTTTGGAACCGTTACGCTAGTATGCACGTCGCATACTCCGCTATCCCAAGCAATATTGAAAAATATAGGGTCTCCATTCTGAGTGAATGATAGATAACCGTTATTCGGTGCGCCTCCCGTGGAAAAACCCATCCCAGAATGGTTCGTGCAGTGGTAATACAAAGAGCTAACCGAATTGTATTCAGCTTCTCTTACCGTTATTTCTGTATAAGCCCCACTGCTACCTGGAGTACCGTAACTATTTATATTATCACCAGTAGCTATAGACCCACCCGGATAATGTACCCCATCAAGCTGCCAAGAAAACCTAAATGGATGACCAGAATTACTTACGTGAGATTGGTCAAACCTGTATGTGTTTAAACATACGGGGTTCCAATCCAAATCCAAGTCGGGCGTTAATAAAGGGCCACTGCCAGTATCGATGTGAAATTTATTTCCATCGTTTGTCCCTGATACGGTTACGTTGTATGTTGTTAAATTCATGTTAGCAGTACCCAAAAAATCTAGATGTGTAAGACGGCGTAGTTATTTGACCAGTGGTAAAAGAGCTTAAACTTCCAGTAGTGCATGTTGAATAATTATCCGCAAGTTCGGTTTCCAAATTGGAAAGAGCTTGAGAATAGTCTTTGCCTGACTCCGTTAAAGTCCCGCTCGAAATTGGTAGTCCCGTGATAACATCAAATCCGCTGGTTAAATTGTCTCCTCCATTATATCCGCTTGGATATAATTCATTCATGCCTGAACTCCAAATATTAACCCAAACCTGAGACGAATGATCGTTTATAGTCGTAGTGCTAAATGGAAATACAATTCCACTTTCATAATAATAAGCTTCTTGGAAACCGCTTGCCCCAGAAGTTCTGCTTATAATAGTATGGTTTGGATATGATGCGTCTATTATAACTTGAGCAGCATTGATTGCTTCATCAATTGATAAGCCAGTAGTACTTATTACTGTTGAGTCTCCACTTGAGGCCGCATATATTAAACCAGACTGTACCAAGAATGACCCACTAGAACAAGCTAGCTCCGATTGATGTCCGTTATACAGGTCTATTACGTCGTTTTTTAACGAAATAATAAATGGGTGATCGTCTTGGTTTCCAGTTAAGACTCCAGTGAATAAACCACTAGAAACAAAATTGTGAGTTTCGTTTGAGGTTGTATCTCCAGAAGAAATTATAACACAAGTGTCTTGGTCTAAGCTTGAAGAGTATTCGTCAAATTTATCTCCAAATTCATCAAACGTATACTGACCGCTTAAAAACTTATTGAAAGCATTTGCGCTAGCGTCTTGCGAAGTGTTCCCTTGACCAATTATAGTATAATTCCTTATCAAATTTGAGAACGCATCTGTTCTCTTTCCTAAGTCCATATAGACATCTCCCCCAGTTATGCCTGTTCCAGAAAAATCTACGCATATTTTATCAACGCTATTAGTCAATGGAAATTCAAAGGGACTGGAAATTAAAGCGGACTCTAAATTTATTTTTGATGAATATTCATTATTTAAACCTATACCACTAGACCATATGGTCTTGCATGAATACCCAATAACTGGAGCGTCTTTAATGTATACGCATTGATTTGCTATCCCAGTTCCAGAAGAGCTAAAAACATTTAAGCTATAAGAACCTTCAGTAAGACCGCTCAAGGGAACCTCTACGTAAGAAGACGCGTAATTAAAGCTTGGGTTATTATAAATGTTAATTGAAGAATCACTTTCATCAATTAAAACAGCGCCAGTCAAATTCAGTATATTGTTTCCATATATATTTACCACCCCAGTAAAACCAACTGATTCATTTACGAGTTGACCAGAATTCAAAGAAAGAACTAAATCTTCTTGAGAATCTTCCTGCTGAACAGATGTTGAAAATTTCTCAACAGAAGTTGAGCTTACTCCTGATTGTCCATACACAGTGATATAATCATCAAAATCCCCAGAAGGCACTGAGAAAGAAAATGCATTGTTATTCAAAAGTTGAATTTGTATTTGCGATTGCCCTAGAGCGGCTCCACTTAACCCATGAAAAGCAAAACCGCTGACCGTTATATTTTCCCCATATGTCCCTGTGTTTGGAGATATACTAGTTACTCTTGGGGTTGGCACGAAATAATCAGAGGATGGCGTATCTTGACCAGTTAAAGTGCAAGTTAATATGGATGTAGCTTTTTGTTGATCAAAATTTCCAGTATCCTCAACAGTTGCTATGCTTACCCAAATGTTGTTTCCTCCAGCCTTAGAGGTAAAAATGTCATTTAATCTAGTGGTAGATAATTGATACGAGCCGCTTGCTAAAGTGCCTTCTTCTTCTGAGCCGCAAAAGCCGCTTCCATAAGCGTCGTTTAGTTTACCTGAAACTCCAGATTCAGAAGCGCCCGTAACTAATATACTACAAACACCAGAAGCCTCATTAACGTTTGAAAAAACTATTTCACCAGACGAGCAATACCCAGAGTATCCACTGTTAACATATGTGTTTTCTAAGTCAGTTAAAGCGCCAGTTTTCTCATAGCCAACGCCAGATAAAGTGACGAACTCTGTAATATCTGGCCTTTGAAAAATCACAGAACCCCAACTAGCAGTACTTGGCACTCTTACATCTATAAACTCGTGGTTGATTATTTGAAACGAGGCTTCGCCAGAGCCGACTAAAACGCCAGTGATAAACTCTGCTCCTGTTTCATTAAACAGTACGGTTTCGCCTATGTTTCCGCTTATTTGCATTATGGAATAAATATTGGATTATTTATTGTCACTGAAGAGCTTGCTTCTCCTGCTGGGGTTATGACTTTACACGGGCCTGTTCTAGCAAATCTAGGAACGACAACATCAAATTGAGTCTCAGATATATTATGAATTTTATTACTAGCGATTCCATTGTTAAAAACAACGCTCGTTACATTTGCTAAATTTGTTCCGTATATAGTTAATTGAGCTCCTCCATTTACTGGACTAGGAGCAAAACTAGTAATAGTTGGCAAATCTCCATATTTGTTTGATTTTATTTTAAGTGAAGATTTTAATTTTGTTCCAACACTAAAATCTAACGATTTAGACTCAAGGACGCCCTTCACTTCATAAGCCATACCTCCCAAAGTCATGTTAGCAATAACTTCTTTTCCTTGGTAGGGCAAAGTCTCCAGTATATTATATGTCTCAAGACTCAAAGATGATGATTTTTCTTTATACGATATACGATATGGGACAACCTCTCCGACACGATAAACTGGCTCCATAGCAACAGAATAATCATAAGACAAGGAAATTAATTTACTAGATGCATCTATACCTTGTATTGTGACATCCATATCAGAAAACTTAAGATAATCTCTTTCTTCATCTTGAACTGTCGTTGGGGTAAATGTTCCGCCGAAATCTTCGTAGAAGTCTAAACCGATAGAAATTTTTGCTGGTCCATGAGGCGAAGCCGAAAATCTGTACGAATTCAAATATCCAGTTTGCAAGCTTAAACCAGCAGCATCTATGCTATAAATGTTTGACTCGTTTTGCTTGGTAGAGGCATAAAACGGGTCTTGTCCAGTTACAAAAAATGAAAGGCTTGCGCTTGTTTTTAAACCCGCATTTGGGAGATATTCAAAATTTCCAGCTTGACCCACTTTAGCGGAATGGTCTGAAGAGGCATTTACAGAAAAAGAAGCTGAGTCAGCCAGTAATTCTTGACCATTTACTGACAGTCTTACATTATTATAATTATAATAGTTCATTGCTCCTTTTGCCTTCTTCCTAACACATTATATTTACACTGGAGACCCAAGAAAGGTGTAAATAAAAGCGAGGAATAAGGAATATGGCATCTATATATGAAATACCCTCTTGGAATAATGGAACGTGGTCACTGAACAATATAGTGATTCACGGAGGCAGATATTACTACAACACAAATGAATGTTCTAATTGTACACCCGCGTTACATTCTTCCGAATGGGGAGGGTGGAGTCAATTTGGAAATGCGTGGGTTCCACATTTTTTCTGGGTTCCCAGTTATGCCCCTTCTATCTCTAGCGAGCCTAAGGTTAAAAGCGTAAAGTTTGGAGATGGATATGAGCAAAGAACCCCAGAACACATTAGCAGCAGTTTAATCTCTTTAAGTTTAGCCTTCGACAAGAGAAGCGAAGAAGAGGCTACAGCAATAGCTCATTTTTTACACACCAGAGGAGCGCACGAGGCTTTCGTATTTACTCCTCCGTCTCCATACGGGAGTGCGAAAAAATTTATTTGTAAAAAATGGGATACCTCAGTAGAATTTGAAGGGTCTTATTCCGTCAAAGCCACTTTTGAAGAGGTTGTCGAATAATGAACAAAACCACCGCTCAAACATCAACTAAGAAACTAGCCGAATCAGCTTCATCGCTAGAGCCATCGGCTTTAATTTCTTTATTTGAAATTGATATTACAGAGCTTTTACAAACTAAACAGCGCGTAGTATATTCTAATCTTTCGTATGAAGATGCGTCTGGCAACTCGATATTGAGGTTTCACAATAATATTAAATTAGTACAAAGCTCAATATGGTTTGATGGAAAAGAGTATTTTGCAGCCCCAATAAGAGCAGAAGGCTTTGAAACATCAGCGAAGGGTTCTCCTCCGAGTCCCAAGTTGTCGATAACAATCAACTATAAAGGCTTACCCCCTGAAACCCTTAATAGAATTAAGTACTTTAAAATGACCATTAGAGACTTAGACGACTTGATAGGAGCTAAGGTCACACGAATAAAAACGTTTGCTAAGTATTTAGACAAAATAAATTTTTATAGCGATTACAATTCAGCTAATCCAACCAAACTAAAAACGAACTTAGTCACCCCCCCAGAAGGGTACGACCCTGATCCCAACGCTTATTTCCCACATGATATTTTTTATATAGACAGAAAATCCTCCGAAAACAAAAACCATATAGAGCTTGAATTGGCTTCTCCTTTTGATACTCAAGAAATCAAATTACCAGCTAGAGTTGTTACGGAAAAAAATTGCGTATGGACTTATCGCGGTGAGGGCTGCTGTTATGAATATACCGACATAAAACAAACAGACACCAACGAAATCCATTATTCCCCAAACGGGGGTTGTAAAGCCACATCAAATAACACGGCCCCCCCCATCGCAAATGACAAAGACGAAATTATCAGAGACCTTTTACAAGAGGACGGCCACCAATTACAACTTCCAAGCAACAATAACACCCCATACTTATGGGACAGAGGCAAGACTTATCAAGCTGGACAAGTAACAAGAATTCTACTTAAAGGAATAAACTATTTCTTTGTCTCCAAGGTAAACAATAACGTCGGAAACCCACCCCCAAACGACGCGTTTTGGTATGCAGACAAATGCTCAAAGAAGCTAAGTGGCTGTAGACTGAGATGGAAAAACAATCCCATTTTGGGAAATCAATCAGGCCCACTTCCATTCGGCGCATTCCCCACTTCAAGGCGCAGTATAAAATGAACCTAACACAGTATATAAAAAACAAAATTAAGGAGCACGCTTTTAAGGAAAAGCCAAAGGAGTGTTGTGGTTTCGTACTAGACTGCGAGGGCGAAAGAAAAGTGTTCGAATGTCATAACAGTTCGTTTACTTCAGATTTTTTCAGGATATCGCCCAAAGATTATATAAGAGCAAAAGACGTGGGTAAAATAATAGCAGTATATCACTCTCATACAAATACAAACGATTTATTTTCTGAGTTTGATAAATTCAATAGTGTTTGCCATAATATAACTTATATCCTTTACTGTTTGTCTAATAATTCATTCACCTATTTTGATCCTAAAAATAATTCTTTTAACAAATACATCGGAAGGAAGTTCGAAATAGGCAAAACGGATTGCTACGCATTAGTGAGAGACTTTTATCAAGACGAGTTAAACATTAAACTAACAAACTATAGAAGAAAAGATGGTTGGAGAAACAACTTGGAAAAACTATTCGATTCCAAATTTAAAAAAGAAGGATTCTATGAGGTTGATTCTCTACAAAAATATGACTGTATACTTTTTCAACTTAAGAAAAATGAACCATCTTCTCATATTGCTGTTTTTCTAGGAAAAAACTTAATCTTACATCAGCCAGAAAAATCTTATTCACGCATAGAAGAATATTCTTCTAGGCATCAAAAATTTACTAATCGTATTATAAGGCATTCTCAATGGGCGAATTAACAAAAATAAAGTTACACGGCGTTTTAGCAGATAAAGTTGGTCAAGACTCTTGGGACTTGAAAGTAAATAGTGTGTCAGAAGCCCTAAGGGCTATAGATGTACTATGTGGCAGGAAACTAACCAAGGCTATCTTGGAAAACGAAAAGCAAAAAATCAAATACAAAATTTTGGTTGATGACAAAAGCCTACTCTCTAAAGCCATAGACACACCAGAAGAAGCGCTAGAGTCTGAAATATTTATCCAAAAGAAAATAAGCAGAATTGACATAGTTCCCGTGATCGAAGGCGCTGGAGATGACGCAAAAGATTTTGCAATGATTGCTGGTGGAATTATGCTTATAGGAATGGGGTGGGGAGAAAGCCCATTGATGGTTATGATGGGGGCTATGGCCGTCATGCATGGAATGGCTAACATATTATCTTCCCCGCCTGAGTTTGAAGATTTCAAAGAAATACAACAAGTAAATAAAAAAGAATCTTATTTATTTGACGGCGCTGTTAATACGTATAACCCTGGTGGACCAGTTCCAGTAGGATATGGAAGAATGAAAATGGGCTCATTAACCATAGCTTATTCTCATAAAAACACTGACAAAAAAATATACGAAAACGGAGTTTATTACCCGTAATACTGCAAAACAAAAATTATAGTAATGCAAAAAAATATTCCAGAAGAAAAAGTAGACGGAATTTATTACGACAATACAGGCGTAAGATATACTTCCGTAACGGAAGCCGATCTGTGTGATCTTGTTTGCGAAGGAAATATCGACGGTTTAGTTTCTAAGGAATATGTCTTTGATCAAACTAATAGTTCTGAAGGCGATATTGGATACGCTGGAGTTACTATAGAAACTCTTCCATCAGAGTTGTGTTCCGTTTATTGGAACGAAACCCCAGTGCAAGATAAAGATACGTCAAAATATAACTTTCAAGAAGTAGACGTAACCACAAGCGAAAGTCTTATTTACGCGAACGGAATACCGAGCCAAAGAATTAGAACCATCAACGAAAAACTTAGGGGGTTGGAAAAGAAAAGCACGGACGCAAGCGATTATGCTATATATTATAAATATTATAAAATACTAAACAAAGACTGCTCTAAAATTACAGTAAATTTAAAAGTCGGAGCTTTAGGAAAAAAAGATAGATTCATCGGGAGCGTTACAGACCCAAACCCAACATACGGACAGTTTTTAGATAGTGACCTCAGGGTTAACGTTTATTATAGACCAATTTATTCTTCAAAGTCTCAATCCGAATACACCCTTGGAGAAAGCGTTAAATTCAGTGGAACACTTACATCGCCATACGCAAGAAGCGTCATTCTTGACTTGCCAATTGAAAAAACCCGTGCCTCAGCAGAAAAACTAAAAACAGATTTTATCGGGTGGGAAATTCGCGTTCACAAGGGCACGGTAGAACCTACAACTCCAGATACTAAAAACGTAGTTTTCGTTGATTCCATTGTTGAGGAACTCGAAGATTCGTTCATGGCTCCTAATACGTTTATTGTTAGGAATAAATTTAATGCTGAATTTTTTGGTAAAATACCAGAAAGGGCTTATGACGCAAGACTTTCAAAAATAAAAATACCAAGTAATTACAACCCAATAACCAAAACATATACTGGACATTGGGACGGAACTTTTTCTGACGAAAAAACTGGCCCTTACGGCTCGAAGGGATTATACTGGTCAGATAATCCAGCTTGGTGCTTTTATGATTTAATAACCAACAAAAGATATGGTTTAGGAAAATACATTAAAACAGATACTTTCGATAAGTGGACTTTGTATGAAATAGCAAAATACTGTGACGAACTTGTATCTGATGGAATGGGCGGGCTTGAACCAAGGTTTACTTGTAATATTATAATCCAAACTAGGGAAGACGCATTCAAAGTCATAAATGATATGGCTAGCGTTTTCAGGGCTATAGTTTATTATAGCGCTGGTAATTTATACGCGGTTCAAGACGCCTTAAAGCAACCTATTTTTCAATTTACAAACGCAAACGTAGAGAATGGCGATTTTCGTTACTCAAGCACTAGCGCAAAAGTAAGACATACCGTAGCGGTTATTAGATATAATGACAAAGAGGATTTTTATAAACCAGCCGTTGAATATGTAGAAGACGTAGACAGCATAAGAAAATACGGCATAAAAGAAAAAAGCATTTCCGCATTCGGATGCACTAGCAGAGGCCAAGCTAACAGGTTAGGGAGGTGGGTATTGGCTTCTGAAAGTTTGGAAACAGAAACTTGTACGTTTAGCACTGGTCACGAAGGAGCCCTCCTAAGGCCAGGCGACATTATAATAGTTTCAGATTCGAACAGGATAATGACGAGAAGGGGCGGAAGAGTAAAGTCGCTCACAAAAACAAACAACTCTCAATTTACGGTTGTGCTTGATGGAGAATTAGAAACCTTAGATTCTCAAAGAAGCTATGAATTTACCGTATCTACCCCTTCGTTCAGTTTTGATCCAGCGCAAGTGACCCTTTCGGATTCTAATGACACCCAATATATTAGAAACGTACACATTCAAAGGTTCACTATAAACCATAGCGATATTAATTACCAAACCTCCGATGGTGTTTCTCATATCACCGTTAACGGAAATATAGATATTACAAATTTTAGTACTCCAGATAATTTAACTTGGAGTATACTCACAACGGATATCGATAACTCCGCTGCGACCATCCAAGAACGCTTGAATCATGAACAAAAATTCAGGGTAATCAATGTAAGAGAAAAAGAAGCGGGCAAATATGAAGTAGCAACCGCAGAATATTCTGAAGCAAAATACAGACAAATTGATGAAGCCGTTAAGTACGTTAACCAAGTAGACTTTACTGTACCGCAAAGACCCAAGAACATACAGATTAATAGTGTTGATAGTATTCCAGGCGCACCCAATACTAAAGTTGTAAAGTATTCAATAGCAGCACCCACAAACACAAACGGTTTATCTTATTACGCGGTTTACGCGAAGAAGGGTTCTGGCTTCGGATCAGGTATTCCTGAAAATCAATATTTAATAGGCAAAGTTTTTGCTACGTCAAACTCTCCTATTGGCGAATTTATACCTTCCACAGCGGGCACTTATTACTTTAGGGTATACTCTTCCAATTCGTTAAATCAATACTCCTCTTCTTACAGAGAGGTTAACAAGCAAATATCAAATATACAACCAATCAAAGACGTAAGAGTTCATTCCCTTACTCTAGCAGATAATCTAAGAGTAAATGACCCAGCGGAAAGTGATCCATTTCATCCAGCTAGTACCTCTACGGATGAATATGATGGATCAACAACTTTGATTTCTTGGAAAACAGATATACCAACGTATGAAGGAGCTAACGTTGTACTCGATTTTAACTATAAAGTAACCGTGTTCGAAGGCCATCAGACAACAACGCCTCTAGTTACCTATAACAATTATCTACCAAACGATGCGGAGCTATCATCTACAACTTTTGAATTTTCTTTAAACAAAAACTACGCAGCAAATGCAAACAACATAAAACTGGTTGATAGAAAATATGCCTTTAAAGTTGAGGCAATTGACGCAAACAACAATTCTTCATCAGCGTCCTCAACAGGTTATGATATACTTTACGTAGATAACCCAGCGCCTACAAAGCCAGCTTCAATCCAAGGAATGATTGACATAAACAATCATATTAAAATTTTTAACTTGGATAGACCGCCTGATGCTACTTCAGTTTATGTCTTCGCTCTTGGTTCTTCGTTCTCATATAGCGATTACCTTGATGGAGATGTCTCTCCAGATATCAAGAAAATCAATGCAGACGTAGATGTCTTAGAAATCGATCCCAGCTTTAAGACTGACGATTTAAAAGCTGCCCATGTGGCTATTGCTTATATTGATGATTTTGATGCTGATGTTATTGATTTTGCGGCCAAAAACGGTATCAGTTTCGAAATGGAAAAGCTTCTTGCTTCTAGAATTTCTGATGTAATCGAAATTAAAAAAGTAACTCCAGAAATTATAGACTTGCTTGGGGAAGGCTGGAAGTCTTGGATCAAAATTAACACAGATGGAAAATGGTATGGCAGGGGAATCAAATGCGTAAAAGACGTTACTGATGACTATGATGATTATGTTGGCTACGTGCCATTCTATTGCACGAGAAAAATGCCTGTCATAGAATACGCTGCAAATGGAGATGTTTTTGTTGGGTATTTACCAGGCGTTGATCCAAGCGTAAATACTACCGCGTTTACCGCTGGTTGCTTGTATCATTTACCTCCCAGAACCCAATTCCCAGCGGGTTGGTATCCTCAAACATATACTGATCAAATCGATTTGATAGGTGGACATACAAGTAGCAATTTCACCGAAACAAGAAGCGATTACGCGGGGGTTTACCCTAAAGGTTTTAAGCGCTTTAGGGTTTACTTTGAGAAAAATAAAGACCCCAATAAATACTGGGTGATGGGCATGAACGTAAACAATACCAAATATTACGATACGCAATTAATTAGTGATCTTGGAAAATTTTTCACTCCTACTGCTGGTTCAGATTGGGACGAAATAGGTAATCCATATTACTCATATGATTTCGCTGGTGGGGCTAAAGATGCCTTATCTCAAGCTAAACTAGATAACCCAAACAAAGAAGTAATGATTGGGGGAAGTGACGCTTACTTTAATTACCATCCTGCTGGGTTTGTACAAGGATTCGGTGGGCTACCTAAGACCATTGAGTATTTCGATATCCATTTAGGTCATATGGTTGACAATTCATATTTAAAAGAAGCCATGTTCTTCGTAATGGCAACAGATCAAAACGAAAAGAATTTAGACCCCGACCCGCCATGTAATTAAAAATGAATAATAACACATTAATAATCTTTTTAAACAGTAACAGGAAAATAGTATTGTCTTTCCCAAAGGACGTTACCGAAGAAGAAGCCTTAGAGCAATTTAATGCTACTCACGAAGCTGAAAAAAATGATGTTAAAAAATATTTTTATGTTAAAGACGACACCGTTTCTGTAGACGTATACCAAAGACACTACGAGCTCACAGAAGATATGAAGCTTTCTATGGACATTAGAAAAGCTTTTATTGAAACCAAAATTTCAGAAATCAGAAAAAAGAGAGACGTATTGATTTCAAATTTAGATATTCCTTTCTGGAAAGCTTTAGAATCAAGGGACGAAAACCTTCAGGATTACATTGCGAAATTAAAAGACTTCCTCAGAAACGTACCAAATACCCTCAGATTCAATGACATAAAAGAAAATTCAGATATCGCCAAATATGACCCATTTGGCAACATATTTGAAATAGCCCTACTGGATGGTGGAAACGGCTACAAAACGCCTCCTAGCGTCAAAATAGACCCACCAAACACCACTGGTGTATTTGGTTTCGAAACCAAAGCTGTGGCTTCAATCAAAGACTCTAAGGTGGTTGGTATTACTGTAATAGAATACGGGTGTGGATACAATTTTGTTCCGAAAGTTTTTATTGATCCTCCTGAAGATGGTGAGCCAGCAAGGGCTGCTTGTACGTTTCCTCACAATACGTTATTGACTCAAGATACGATTATTAATAATAGCAAGCTGCATTACTCATAGAGTAATCCACCCGGTCTCTTTTCCTTTACAATTACGTCTAGCACCGCAGACTTAATTCTATCTCCAAGAACCCTGCCTTCTTCGGAATTTACATCCGTAGTTGTTCCTTGGTTTGCTTCAGTTGAAATGCCACCGTTGCCATCAACATTCACCACGATGCTAATGTTGTTTGTGGTTTCTAACGCTCCCGTATATTCCCTGCTGGTGGAGTCTACAACATCTCCTACGTCTGCTCCAGTTCTATCTGTGATACTTGCTGGAGATACATAGCCACCTTTATTATAGGTATTGATTCTTCCTCTGTTTAGGTTTTCAAAAAATTGCAAGCCATACTTATCGACAATGCCTTTTCGAACTACGTATTCACCGCCAGTTAATAATGCTGGGATATCATCTTCCGTGCGTCCACCTCTAGCAAATTTACCCATCATCGATCCAGCGAATAATAAAGCCCCAGCGCCAAATAAGAAGCTGGTTCTTCTATTCTTTTTCGATTGATGGAATTTTTCTTCTTGCTCTTTTTGGTTGGCTAAATATTCTAGACGTTCTTTTTGATAATTCCAGAAATTATCTGCTTTCTCAAACTTGTATCTGTTTTGCGGGTTATCCTCGTCGGTTAATGCGAGAGCAGATAGGTTTGAATCTGTCATGAATTTACCCGCCTTTGGACGCTTTAAATCATCGTAAATGAATTTGTTTTTGAGGTGAATTTTGTGTTTACCTTTGCCTAGCTCTAAGGTTGATTTGTCAAGAATATCTTTGTCAATATGCTTGGCTATGTCTGGATACTTACTTGCTACAGCTTTAATAGCGTCAATCCTTTCGGCTGTGATAGGCTTGCTCAAATCAAGTCTATAACCAGTTTCTGTGCGCATGTCAAATTTGCCAGTTTTCCTACCAAGCCAGTCTTTCTTTTCTGATTCTTTATCTTCAAATTTGTAAGAGTATGCTTGTAGGCCAGCCTTGGATACATCTGAGCGTTTTCTTCTAGCCGATGTCTCGGCTTCTTTAAGCTTTGCTAATTGGTCATTGATGGGGCCACCAGAAGCGGCATGAACTATGCTAGACTGATTAAGGGAATCAAAAAAATCTTTTCCGTATTTATTTACCGATGAGCGCTTGATTACATATTCCCCCCTGCTTAGATAAGCTGGAACATCATCCTTTACGCCAGAGCCACCAAATACCATGCCACCGCTACTATAACCCTTAACTAGCCCACCCTTATTCATTTTGTCAAGACCAAACCCTTTGAACGCTGCGTTTACAGCCATGTCTAGACTTTTATCCAACATCTTATCAGCTATATTTCCAAACATTTCAGCGAAAGCTTCTTTAAGGTCTTTTGTGCCTTTGATGGCTTGGCTAAATGCGCCTGACACTCCGCTCTTAAAGTCTTTGCCAAACCCTCTAGCGAAATCGTCCATGTCTTTGTCGAATTCTTTAATAGTATACGTAAAACCAGACCTTAGAGATGCGGCGAATTGATCGAAACCATACTCGTTAGCTTCGATTGATTGTTTAACCCATTTATCCAATGTGGAATTTAGCTGTTCTGTGGTTCCGATTCCTTTTTTGAACAAGGCAAGCGTTCCTTCAAATTCTCCGTTGTATTGGGCGGTAAGTTCTATATTTGCTTCTCTAACGTCTTTTTCTGCCTGTGATAATTTTTGAGTTTGTTCATCTGGCGTTAAATGCCTAAATCTTGTAATGAAGTCCTTGGTTACTTCAGCTATTGCGCTTGAAACTGCCTCAGCGGTTCCTGTTCCGTCTTTTAATTCTTGAGTAGATAATTGTAAAGTTTTACTGTACCTTTTGCTTCTGGCTTCAATTAATTTTAATGCTTCTTCTTTTGGTATAGCTTGTCCAATGGCATTAAATGATTCCTTTAGCTTTGCTAATTGGGCGTTGATTTGTTCTACGGATATAGTAAGGAGCATGTCTGGGTCTAGCCTGTCCATTTCCTTCATGAGTTCAATTGCGCGATTTGCTTCTTCTTTCGCTCCACCGACTTTTTGTTCTTTGAATATTCTGTTTTGTTCTTTTTTAACCGCGCCTTCACCAAGTAAAGCGGTGACTTCATCGCTTCCTGCTTTCCAACCAGTCAAGCCGTGTTTTTTCGCTAAATTTTGCACAGCTTCTCCTCTTAAGGAAGCGATGTTTTGCTCTCTGTCTTCTCTTAGCTTCTCTCTCCTTGCTTTGATTGCGGCTATTTCATCGTCAGTGCGACCTGGGTCTTGTAGCTGGTCGTTAAATCGTTTTAGCTGTGTTTGAAAGGCTTCTTCTCCAGTCATTCCCATCGCTCCAGCCTTTCTCATTCTTATAATATCCTCAACTCTTCTGCTTAAGGTTCCTCCTTTTGTTGTCGAAAGCCTAACTCTTACATCGTTAAGGATTCTGCTTTGCTCGGCGTCAGTTTTTTGTTTTGCCATTGCCGATTGACCTTCAGCAAGCCTGTTTTTTCTGGCTTGTTCTGCCGCCCCATCCAAGCCTTGCTTGAATCTAGCTTTTGTTGCCGCTCCAAGTTTGCTCATTGCTACAGTAGCGTCCGTAACGCTGCTATTAAACTTGTTTATTGCTTGACCCGCAAGACTTAATGCGGCTGTAAAGCCTTCCTCTAGTGTTTCTCGATCTCTCTGAAGACTACCGTCTTCTAGGTTAAGATTCCCTAGGCCACCCATTGGTTGCCACGGTGGTAGCAGCGGTGGATTGATAGGAGGCAAATCACTAGCGTCAGCCGTCACTGGTGGCGATACTAGGCTTGTTGGTAAATTAGGTGCGCCCGCCCAAAAACGTGATGGCGTGACCGCCGAAGGCGGCAGGTCTAATGGTTTCCCTACTGGTGGTGTAATTTCTGCTGGTTCAGTCAGTGGTGGGGGCGGTGGTGGTTGCCACGGTGGGTCTGGAGGTCTTACCTT